CCTTACTCCACTATTGGGACTTGACAGACGCGATATTTACTTATGCGGTGCATGCACCTATTAAGTATTATCTCTACGTACTGGCAGTGTTAGTACTGGTTAAGGTTTTAACGATCCTAACAAACTTAATTTTCCGATTAATGGAAACATATGACAGTGTTCAACAGGCGTTGAGACGGGTGAATACACCTACTCAACATGTTCAGATAAAAACTGATTCTAAACCTAATGGAGTACGAAAGTTCTCTACTAGGTGTAGACCTGTTTCGGGAATGTCACAGACGTATATAAAAACCCCCTCCCCTTTTGGGGTGGTGGGACTACGCTTTAAGTCGGATCAACGAAGATCGCAACATGGTAAATTTACTATGTTATCGAACTTCGTCTTAAAATTTGGATCTTATATAGGTTCCGAAGGAAAACCTATATACAGGGCGAATGCCATGGCAACCGTAAAAGGTTGGCTTCCCTATATCAATCCCGCTTTAGCGGTGATGGTTATAGTTGGAATGCATACCACTTCGTCTCGAGTTCGAGCTATTGTTAGTCTCCTTAGACATTTTTACTGTATCTTTAAGCACCAAGGTGTCAAGGGTGTAGTTATACACCTGAAGACAAGTGCCGTACTATTGCAGCAAGCGATAGGTAATTTTAAGATCTATGATCCCGCGAAAGTGGGATGTAGAGTCTCAAGAACTAATAAGGGTATCCCCCGAAGTATTAATCGGGTTCATCGAGCCAGTTTATTACAGGACCCTAAGTTAATTCGATTGTACTTAACTATTTTTAATCTCTTTCGAGTCCTTCATTTTGAAGGAGTAGTTAAAACAAAATCAATTACCAACCCATCAACAGCTACCGAGGCGTTAAATCCTCAGTTGCTGGCCTTCATCCCACTCTTCTTTAAAAGAATGGCCAAGGTGATAGGTATCAACGCTGATTCTCTAGGTAACTTGCTCCAAGATGAGTACAATTCTTTCCGAATGTCTCCCATCTTGAAGTCAAGTCCACAAACAGGTGTTACCCAGCAAGAAATTGATGGGGAAACACGTGAAGGGAATTTTTCAATAAGTACGCATCCGTTATTGACCGTGAAATCGGGAAATCTTCTCTTTAATGACGATGAAGTGTCGAAATCGGCATTTTATTTCGTCAAGCTAATCCCTCGCAATCATCCTGTACAGGAGATTGTAAGAAGGATAACTCTGGTAACCGTTGAGGGAAACCCCAAGGAACCTTGGTTAAACAACCTAGGTAAATTATCAGTGAAAGAGGAAGCAGCAGGTAAAATGCGAATTTTCGCATTGGTGGATCCATGGACGCAATGGTTGTTAAAACCGCTCCATGACCTAATATTTAATAATATATTACGAGCTATTCCCCAAGATGGGACGTTCGACCAACTCGCTCCATTAAGATTGCTTATGAAGCGAACTGGAGGAAAAACGGGGTATTTTTCCCTAGATTTAACTGCAGCAACGGATCGCTTGCCGTTGGCTCTACAGCAGCGAATTATCGCTCACTTAGCTAACGACGAGTTCTCGCTGGCCTGGGCAACACTGCTCACAGGGCGAGATTACTGGTTGAAGACAATGCAACCCCATGTTAGCGGGCCCTACCGATATTCGGTGGGTCAGCCTATGGGTGCACTAAGTTCCTGGGCTTCACTGGCTCTTACACACCACTTTATCGTGCAGTTTGCAGCGTTTAGAGTGGGAGAGCTAGGATGGTATCAAAACTATGCCGTCTTAGGCGATGATGTAGTGATAGCCGACCTAAAAGTCGCTAGATCTTATCTTCAAATAATGAAGTCTTTAGGAGTGGAATGTGGGCTGCATAAATCCATTATGTCTTATAATGGAATTGCTTTAGAGTTTGCTAAAAA